ATTTTAGAAATGAAACAATCTGTGCATTTGAAACCTAAACATTATCCTTATCTTACAAAGATTTTATGGAGTAATTTATAAATTGGAAAATAATTATTAAAAACAAAAAAATGAAAAAAATCACATTCATAGTAGCTAGTCTACTAGTAGCATTAATCGGTTGTAAAACAGCTGAAGTAGAACAAGAAGTTAAATTAGACGAAATAGTACAGGTTCATCAAGGAGCTTTTGCATTTTGCGGTGCATCAGCAGCAGTTCCAACTGGAAAAATGATTATTGTTCAAGGCGTAGAATATAAAGAAGGATGCGCAGTATGTCCAGTGTTAACAGGACCATCTCTTTCTAATTTAGCAATGCATGGTTTTAGTGGTACTTACGGAAAATTCAATGTAGGTGAAAACCCGCAAACTCCTGATGGAACTAGCAATACTGTATGGTCTTTCTTCTGGTATTACGATTCAACAACAACCGTGCCTCAATTTGATCCAGCTTCTAAAGAGTGGAAATTATTACCGCCAGTAAATCGTATGTTCGTTATTAATTTAGATTCTCCAAGTACAAGCGAAAGTAATATGTTTGCAATGCCAGGAGTTATCTTCGACACAACATCCGATGGTATCGTTTTAGCGAAAGTATACGGACCACTTAACGAAGCAGCAGTTCCATTACGTAAAGCCGTTCCAGTTGAATCAGGAATGACATCTGTAACAGCAGCTAAAGAAGGATTCCCTTACCCAGTAGGAACACCTATTCCTATTAGTAATTTAAGTAAGGAACTTCAAAAAAATAAAAAATACTAATTAATGTTTTTAAACAAAGCAACAGATGAATCTAATTTAGACATGTCAGATGGTAGAGACTTAAACTACTATCTTGACATGACTAAAGATTACAAGCACGATTTTACATTTAAAGTAAAAGACGTAGAAGGCTTTAAAGTTGTCGATGATGGAGAGTTTCAATTTGGAAGCAAAGCCAAAATGGCAGACTTCTTTATATCGCAAGTAAAAGAAGATGCGATGGTTTATGTTGCACCAAGAACAGGTTATGCTCCTTATTCTTTGTGTCATTTAGCAAAGAAGTACAATAAAAAATTGTATCTAGTTATGCCAGCTTCTAAAGAGGCATCTGAACACCAGTTAACAGCAATAGAAAATGGTGGAATTCCAATGTTTACTAGAATACCAGCAATGCCAACAGCAAATATTTGGGCAAAACAATTCGCAGAAAAAATTGGAGGAAAGTATCTACCTTTTGGATTAAAGCACGAAATGGTGGTTGCAGGCGGAGTTAGAATATTTCACGATAATTTTAAAGACACAGATATTGAAACTATGTGGTCTGTATTTTCCACTGGAGTTTTATCTCGCACTTTACAGATCGCGCTACCAAAAACTAAATTCAATGCTGTGGCCGTGGCAAGAAACATTCAAGAAGGAGAACTTGGTAGAGCAAAATTCTACTCTCACGACAGAGCGTTCTTAAAACCTTCAAGGATACAGACTCCTTTCGATTCTATACAAACATACGATGCGAAAGGTTGGGAACTCTTAAAGCAACATGGGCAGCAAGGGGATTGGTTTTGGAATGTAGCAGGAAATATGCCTAAACCCACAATAAAACCTAGTGACATCGATTCAAGTCGCGAGTGGGGAGACTTTAAAGATTTTGAAAAGCACTACAAAGATTAGCTTTATTATTAGCCCTTTATTTCTTATATTTACTTCATGAATATACTACTTAAAGCAAACGAAATCGTATTCGAAAGAAACGAAGAAAAGGAGCGTATGTATGGCCCTTTTCAAGAAGGCATGCAAGAAGCAGCCAAGATTGCATCTTTATTATCAAGAAAGGAGATCACTACAGTTGATATGTACAATTGTATGTTAGCCCTAAAGTTATCAAGAGCATCTTATAATTACAAAGAAGACAATTATTTAGATTTAGTTGCGTATATTGCATCACTAAACGACTATCAAAACAATGTACAGAATGAACATTCAAAAGACAAGAAACGTAAAAACACCAAGTAGAGGTACAAGCTTATCAGCAGGTATCGACTTCTACGTACCAGAAGATTTTCAAGAAACGACTATCCACTCAGGAGAATCAGTTCTAATTCCTTCAGGTATCAGAGCGCACGTTCCATCAGGTTATGCATTAATCGCATTCAACAAATCAGGAGTCGCAACTAAGCAAAGCCTTTCAGTAGGAGCTTGCGTAGTAGACGAAGACTACGAAGGAGAAATTCATTTACACCTAATCAATGTAGGAAGATCTCATACAACCATTAAACCAGGACAAAAGCTAACACAGTTTATTTTGATTCCTGTAAGTTATATGGACGTACACGTATTAGAAGAATTACCAGATAGAAACACAGAGCGTGGAGCTGGTGGATTTGGATCAACAGGTTTATAAAACATTAAAAGTAAAATATGAAAAACTATTATGAATATTGGTACAAGCGATTTATCAAAGACGGATTAAAAGCCGCTAAAACAATCGTTGGATTAGGTCTCGCTTTTGGATTAGGCTATTCGGTTAATTTACCAATTGGACTGATGTTTTTTGCATGGGTACTAATAGAAGCATTAATAGATAGAAATTAAGATATGAAAAATTTAATAGTAATAGGTCATCCAGATAAAAAAAGTTTCTGCTACAACGGTATCATGAAAACTATCAAAGAAACTTTAGAATCTAACAAAGAGGAAATTTGCGTAATTGATTTGTATAAAGATAATGTAAAGTTTGATTTTGCAAAAGATAAAGTTAAAAAATATAAAGACCTTATTACGTGGGCCGATAGAATTTATTTCATATCTCCCGTTTGGTGGTTCAGATGCACTCCTGCATTAGAATCATTCTTCGATCAAATATTCACACCAGGTTTTGCATATAATTTTAAACCAATAACAAAAGTTTATGGCATACCAAAACCTTTATTAGGAGACAAAAAAGTTAGAACGTATTTAACTCACGGTGCTCCATCGCTACCAGTATTAATTCTTTATCTAAATTCAGTTAAATTAAGATTAGTTATGGGCGTTTATTCTTTTGTATTCGGTTGGTTTAAAACAAAAACAAGACAGTTTTGGAGCGTACCTTTTATTTCTCAAAATGAAAGATTAATATATTTGGAAAAAATAAAAGAGGACATTAAAAAAGACTTAACGTTTTTTACAAAATAATAGATGAATAAACAAATAACTTATGTTTCCTACATTTAAAAAATATTCAATTATACCAAATGCAAATGGTACAGTAACAACAACACATACTATTATGAACCAAACAACAACACACACTATTATGAACGAAGAATTTATTACTACAAACACAGAAGCTTCTGACAAAGCTATTCTATTAACACCAAAAGGTACATTAACAATAGGAGAAGAGTATTCAAGTCCTTCTATATCATTCTATAAAAATAATGAAGTTGAAGATGTGATTACTATTAAGTACACTAAATTTATGTATAAGGGCGAAGAAGTAAAAGATTTGCAGACCATTTACGATATAATCAAATCATTAACCTCAATAGAACTACCAAGTGATGAGGAGATAAACGAAAAAGCAAATTCATTGCAAGATGAAAAAGATGGTGATTTGTATAACGAAGGTATTAATGAAGGATTTTATTTAGGAGTAGAATATATGCAACAACAAATACTTAACCAAAAAAATAAATAAACAGTTATGAAAGTAAAAGAATTAATTGAAGTACTACAAAAAGTAGATAATCAAGATGCAGTAGCAGTTTTTACTGATGGAGAAATGGTACAATGGGAAATTGATATAAAAGAACCACTCAAAGTAACGATAGCACATGAGGGTGAGAAAATACCTGTTGTAGATTTGGCTAGCTAAAAACAAATAACTTATGAGTAAACAACTAAAGTTAGATGCAGTATTTATCAACATCGCAAAAGAAGTAGGCACTTTATCGCACTGCACCAGATCAAAAGTAGGTGCAGTGTTGGTGAAGGAAGGTAACGTAATAAGTTTTGGGTATAATGGCACCCCGGCTGGAATGGATAACGGCTGTGAAGAAAATAATGTTACCAAAGACGAAGTTATCCACGCGGAAATGAATGCCATATTGAAAGCTGCCAAAAGCGGTAACGCAGTAGATGGTAGCACTTTATACTTAAGTTTATCCCCGTGTCAAAATTGTTGTAAATTGATTATTCAATCAGGTATTAAACGTGTAGTATACTTAGAAGAATACAGAGATTTATTGCCTATTGAATTTTTATCTAAATTTATAAAAGTAGACAAACATGTTATATAAAAACGCCACAGACGCATTCGAATTGATATTTAGCGAGATTAACGTCAACGGAGAATCATTCGCTGGTACTAAAGCTAAGTTCAACGTTTCATTTACATTAATGGATCCTAGCGATAAAGTAATTACTACACCAGAACGTAAGTTCAATGCTGATTATGCAAATTTTGAATTTGATTGGTATCTTAAAGGAGATCGTGATGCTAGTGAAATCTCAGAGCGTGCTAAGATATGGAAACAGATGATGGTTCCTGGTAGTACAGAAGTAAACTCTAACTATGGTTATTTTTGGAAACTAAATGATCAGCTACAAAGAGCAATACAAGAACTTAAAACTAATAAAGAAACAAGACGAGCAATTGTTGTACATTATGATATCAACGAATTGGACAGATACAAGTATGATACGCCATGTAAGATCG